AATTCAAAACGCGGAAATCAACACCGCAAGTCCTTTGCTTTCAATTCAACCCCAACCGGTTTCCAGCTAATTTGGACACCAGTGAGCCAACCTACAAGGCCAGATCTGGCAATTTGCGGTGCCGTCATGCCATCGGCAAGCCGCAAGAATAAGTGGCTTCGGAATTGTGGGCAAGGGAAAGGATGTTCATACGCTTAGCCATGACGCGTGCTCCGTCGAGGGCCCCGAAACAAAGGTAGCGCGTATCCCATCAGGCAAAATTGATCAAGAGCGAAGAGCACAATTGATTCAACGCCCCTTGCAAACGCCATTTTGACCTCTTTGCGCCATGTTGTTGTTGGGTCCCCAGGGCCAACGAGATACGCGCTCTGAGCCGATATAAACCCCTTGCTTGCCGGGAACTCCACCGAATACCGCGACTTGTTGAGGTTTCGCTCAAAAGTAAAACTGAAGCTTTCCGTCTTCAGCGCGCTGAGCTTTGCAGGTGTCCAGGAGTCGTCTGGGTAATTCACGACCCGGCCCCAGGCCGTGTCATTAACATCCGTTGGATAGAGGACCTCATATCGGCAATTCGGATGAAAACCGCGCACGTAGCTGATCAGTTCGTCACAGAACTCACCAATCAACCTCGGCAAATGTTCCGCCTCTTCCGGATAATCGTCAGGATCAACGTATTGGTGGGGTATAACTCTCATTGGAAAGCCATACCGGTCCTCAAAAGTCTCCACGGTGTAAGAGTCATAATAAGGAAGACTCAGCCCGGTCGAAATCGCGAAGGGTCCGGGAAAGTACCACCATTGCACCTCTCCAAGCTGCATGTACGGAACCAACGCCGCCTCCACCAAAATGTCAGCCATCTCTTTATGCACTCTCTGCCAATAACTCAGCGACACCGGTGAAAAGTTTGTTTGTAGGGCCGGGGTGGTAAGTAGGCACGGCGCCCCATCGGCGTAGCGTTGCGCTATCCCGGCCTCTACCGATGTATCGCCATGCTCCAGCTCCGTCGAAAAGGCCGCAGTCACGTCCCAGCCATAAGCCTTACAAGCCTTATAAAAGGTCCGAGACCAATCCCGGCAGGCCCGATTTATCAGATGTGGGGCGTTGAGGTCCGTAGTCCAAGTGCCTTCGACCGCGCCTGTGAGACGCGGGCTGGAGCACAATACTTGGAACGTGCCACTGACCGGAAATCCCGCGATGGTCGTGACCTCCCCAGCCAGCCCAAGCTTTCTGGAAAAAATTCGGATGGCCGCGCCGTCGGCCTCCGCCCGAACAGCTGTATAGCCCCGATTCAACTCCAATTCAAAAGCCTTCGCGATTGTTGTTGCCGTGTCCCCAAACAAATTCAAGTGACGAATTGTAATGATTGAGGCTGGATCACCCGCCGTGCCAATCTGAAGTTCAGTGTACTCGCTCGGCTGAGGTGTCCCGTTGAACCCAACCCGGCAGGAGGCATAAACATGGTTCTTTTTGTAAAGCTCATAGAATATTAGGGCGCCTACATAATGATTAACGCGCCCGCGGAATCCGAGCGAATGAAGCATCCAGGCTGTTCTCTCAGCGGGAACCGCCAGCGAGTGGTCAGTGTCCCAGTCGGTCGCCGCCGTCACCTTCGGCATCCCTGGCTGATCACGCACGGAATCGATAGGAATCGCGATCTCAAGGAAGTCAAACCAAAACCGCCACCCGGAAGGACCATTGTGGGTTACGAGTACAGTATGGTCACCGGAGGGGTATTGCCCTAATGGAATTCGCAAAAGACGATCTTCTCCCAGCCTCCGGAGGTCAAACACCCTGACTGGTTCCGAATCCACCCGAAATGCAATCGCCGGGGCTTGGTCGAGCAAACGAGAACCCAAAAACAGTTCATGCGTTTCCTCAGATCGATAGCGAATCGAAAAGCCATCACTATACTGCTCAGACCAGCGAATATGTCCATCAGAGTAGTTCCCGCGCACAAGAGGGCCCCAGCCAAGGCCAAAGTATTGAACGTTCATGTCGCGGCAGTCAATTCGACGGGAACCGGGTCCGGCGACCACGTACCGCAAGTGCGTTCCTGTGACTGTCCAATTTGTAATATTTACCGAGAACTCACTCCTTACATATTCACTGCATTGAAAAGCGGCAGCATATGTCCATCGAATCTTGCGCACCCGGTTCATCGGAACTATCGAACCGTTCTCATCCATCAACGCTGAGAAATCAAATGTAAACTTCCATTTCGATGGGGAAACGCCACCTGTTAATGTATGTGCAAAGACTTCCCAGAACAAACCACTGCCTGGAGTGGCGTGACCATAGACACCCACTCGATTTCCATTCGATCCGGTAATGCTATTCGCTACACTGCTTCTAACTCCCCCGGATTCGCCGACATATATCAACGTGATGGAACCACCATGCCGCTTAGCAATCATGTTTCGGGACCCAATCGAAGTGCTATTGATACTCAAGGTTATTGCTTCTGCTATGTCCTCGAGGGTATCCGTCGCATGACATACATGAGTATGGTGTTCGCCCATCCATGACAGTCCGACGGCTTCACCTCCTGCTGCAGTACCTGCCAATGTGAAGGTTGCATGAGCCGGAACATAGCCGCCTTCTAAAGGTACGGCATACTCAATCAATGGAACTCGATAGAATTGTTCCTGCCCATTGGCGTCTTCGGCCCACACGCGAAGAGTGTTCCAATCAACAGTTGGGAAAAGGTCCGAGTCGACTACAATGCAGTTCTCCCGGACTTCTTCGTAACACAGATGTACCCCACTCAAGTCACCATCCGGAAGATTCCGGAAGAGCGGGTGCTCCCAGACGTTGTCGCGGTTCCATTCCACGACACACCAATCGAACTGCTGTCGCCAAGTCCCCGAAATTTCAAAAGAATGCTCCTCAGCATTGCTCATTGCTGCAATCGCCGAAGGACGTTCAAAATACACTTGCAGGTCACGGCAAGGACGCAACTTGTGGAGAGATTCAGCCATCACAATTCCTTATGTGTTCACAGCCGGATAGTCAGGGTCAGGTCGCTTCCAGGCATGCTGTCTGCGGATTGAGGTAGGCCAAGTACATCACAATACAGATAGGCTCCACTCCGCAGCGGAGCCACTCCTTGGCCATTAATAACAGCTGAAGCCTTCGCGCCGGCTTCAATCGTAAGCCTGCAAATCTCCTCGTCATCCTGCCGAAGTCGCAGCGTAATCGGTCCGCCAACTGGCGCCTCCTGCACCACTGCGGAAATGTCTCTTACCGCCAAGGACCGATCGACGAAAAGCGGCGGTGAAACCGAATCCTCAATCGCTAGCCAGCCCGCAGATTGGATATTAATCTGGCCACCCTGTAGAGTCCGCAGTCCATTGTCTAATGTCTCAACCGAGCTACGTTGTGAAGCCAACGAGTTGCCACGAGAATTAGTCAGGTAAAGACTGCCGCTGGCGATCCGGGCGGCGGGCAAATAAATGCTGAACGCATAGCTACCGCTTGCCGGCGAGCCGAAGAAATCTCTTCCGAAAGGGAGAATTTCCGTACGAGACTCCAACGGATACACCAGTGAGCCAACGCTGTGTGCCGAAACAGCTGAACCGTGGGATCCTCGCAAAACCGAAACGGCATATCCTCCACCGGAAACCGCGACAACCTCCACAAGTTCCTGATCAATTTGCAGAATGTGTCCTATCACAACCTTTCCGCTGGCCGACAGGTGAACAATGTCCTCGATACCATCAAGGGCCGCTGCTAACTCCACCCTCGATGGCCCTAATAACTCATTCCAAAACTGCAGTGTAAATGTACCTGCAGTAACGGTCCGGGTGTTAAGCAGAGCAGGAAATCCAATCGATTGAATCTCCACGGTTCCGTCTCCCTTTGTGCTCAAGGAAAACGAAGGGGCCGGTGGAACATTTTGGTCTAGTTGTGTCCCACTCGATCCATTCAGACGCCAGCGAGTGACCTGTGAAAGTTCTGGCGAGCATTCCCGATTGTTCGCATTGGCTGCCCTACCGGTCACTTGAACAGTTGCTCCTTCTCGATTGGGAACGGCAAAGGTCGCAGGACTCGATGAAGTAGTTGCGGCTGGAATCCAGCTAGATTCAACGATCACCCACCGGCTAGTTTCGTCAGGAAGTACCACCCATGCTTCAGTCAAAAGGCACTCGGTGGCAGAATGGGACTCGATCTTCCGCTCCTGCCCGATTCCTTTACCTCCAGTGATTCGAACCGCCTTGGTTCGCCACTCGTTCGGAAGCATGTTAAGCAGGGCATTCCCAACCGACTTAGCAGTGGACAGCGTTGCGGCGGACTCGCCTTGCAACTCCATGCGCCAATAGAAGTTTGCATGCGAATAATGTTCGTCCGGGGGCGATATTACACCCGAGGCTATTCCGGAATCCTCAAACGAAGTGGTTATGCTGAGGTCCTCGGCCACCCGCGCCAACTGTTGCGGAGTCCGTCCTCGATAAACGTTGAATGACTCCGTGCCCGAATCAAAGCTCAACTGGGTCAACTTCACTACATTGGTATTGTTGCCAGGCGGAATTACCGCGCGCACGATAAAAGAAAGTCTACCTTCGCGCTTGTTTTCGTCGAGCCCAGTTAGAGCATAGTACAGTATCTGATCTCCGTCGAGTGTTCCACCATGAGCTCGCGTCGTCGGACTTAAAGACAGTAAAGGAATGCCAGCACGGGAATCCATAGGTCTGCGTGGCTCGTAGAAACTAACCGACAGTTCGGTGGAAGTACTTCCATCAGTCTCCTCCCTAAAGCTCTCGACCACACCAAACCGAGCAAGTCCATTCTCATCTAGATCGGCGCCCATCAACGGTCTCGGCAAGCCCAACTCGTACCTAGGTTGTCGGCCAGATGATTCGGCTCCGGCGCCGCCCGTCTGAACGTACCAGCTCTCTTCGTGCCATTGAAGAGTCAATTGAACGGTGCGGAAGTTCTTGCCCGGTGTAATCCGAAGTACTCGAAACAACTGGCCATCCAGTCCTTCCTTGGCGTAAGACAGCGTAACAAGATCTCCCGGCTGTATTCCTATCGCTTTGACCGAAGTGAAAAGCTCGACATATACATTTCCGCGAATGCTCTTCAATAAGTGAAGTTTCGTCACGCGCGCAGCTTGGTCGATGTGCGGAAGTCCTAGGGCTGGCAGTGAAGCACTGAGTTCTTGGCCGACGATATCGACATCCTCCATATCCAGTAACGAGTACGAGTCCTGCTGATACTCGTTGAAAGCATCTTGAAACTCTACACTGTATCGATTCGGGGTATCTGCTGAATTTCGCGAGTAGATACGAAGGCGCGGCGTTCCGGTCGTATCCCTTAGGATATCTCCCTCATCAAATTCATACGCGGGCCAGCCTCCGTGCCGTGGACTAATGGAGTTTGAACCTTTTGGCAGGTCGGGCTGCTGAATCGCTAATGTTGATTCCTGCCGTAATTGTAGTCGCCCTGTTTGACTGAATGTAAGATACAAACCAGAACAGCTCCGGATACCCCGGATAACCTCGGCGGCACTTCTTCGTCGACGAAGCACCAGATTACACTGATATCGCGGGATACTAATCGGGTTTCCGTGAAGGTCAACCGTAGTTATGTGGCTATCGCAATAATCGGCAGCATTGCGGAAACTTGCCAGATCGATTTCGTCGATCGCCCAGCCGCTTCTCCGCAAAACATCGAGCAGTATCCATGCCGGATTGTTTGTATATGTATTCGAAAGTTCTTCTCCGACGGCGCTGTAACTCGGCAACTTTAGTCCCTTCAGTAGTACCTGAACGCGGGGAAGGGACCTCCCATCCTGAATTCGGCTTGGAACTACAACTGAAAGATAGGCCATGCTGCCATAAGGATTGCCGAGTGGGCTTCCGGATGCGTCCACAAAGTTTAAGTTGAAGTCGCCTGTCCGGTTTCCTTGGCCTACCCAGTGGTACCACCCGGTTGCGGTCATGTCCGTACCTGCAACTGCCAGGGGAATTTCAACATCATTAACGACCACTGTGATAACACTTTCTATTTCGCCGAACGCCAACAATGCCTCCATCCGCGTGAGGTTGCCATCGTTTCGGGCCAGAGTGATCGGTGGCTGGATCCAACCTGTTCCGTAGACGAGGGGAACAAAATCGTTATACTTAGCCTCGTTAGCTTGCACGGCAGACGGCGAATATACTTTATCGCCATGTCCTCTCACGCTCGTTGTGGATGGTACGAATTCAATACCTCCAAACCGCCTGGTAATGCGAAGAAGAGAGTCCGTGTGAAACATCCCTCTCTCTTCGCACGCTTTCCTTGTGTAGTCACAACTGTGGAAGGGCACTGAGCCGTTCAGGTTTCCCACGCCCCCTTCGACGTCTGGAGAGTAGCCGCAGCGAAAAAAGGGAGAGTACACCCCTCTTTCATCCCCCGTGGTTGCCTCGATACGTTGCGTTGCCGTACCGGGAAACACCCACGGGCATCTCTTTTGTATGCGGACGTCTGGCAGGAGAAGCCTCTGGAAACTGAGACGGTTGTTAAACGTCACCCGAAAGGTGGATTCTTGAATCTGGTCCGGCGCATTTCCTGAACCGCGAAAGATGGTAAGACTCTCCGACGCGGGAGTATTCGACGCTAGATTGAAAAATACAAACCGAACGTGAAGCCGCGACCCCTTGAAACCGACCGCTCTTTCCAATTGCGAATAGCGAGAATCTGCATTGGCCAGAATCAAGCTAACCTTTGCAGACGCGTCAATTCCGTCTTCAGAATATGCGCGAATGTCGAAGCCCGTGTGGTCCAACAGCCTGGCTTCAAATAGAACCCCCTCGACGGTGACTTGATGAGTCGCCCAGAACTGTCGCTGTCCGTTGCGAAATTCGCATTCGAAGAGGAGCACTGGTGTCTCCAGAAGTTCCTGCTCTTTAATTTCGTGTATCATCGGCATATCAAGACGCTCCGGAGATCTCTGAGTTACTGCAAAAGCGTGCTAAACAACACAGTGGTGCTATGGTCGTTTGGTCCATTAGTCCTGCGAGTCAGCGAATCTATCGCAAAGCGAACGTTCGGATGTACTCCATGGCGACCAGTGCTCCTGCGGTATGCACTTGGTGCCGGTTGAGCATCTACTTGGGCGCCAACGACACACACCGTGGTCCCAGCGGGGATCTCCAGTCCAAATCCAATGGAGGTCAACTCACTGGGTATCTTTATAGAACAGTGGTATCTCCGCCAAGTGGGCTGTGGCGAGACAGTATGGGTTTGTGTATAACCACCAGATGCCGCAAAGAGTGTTATGTTACTTGGGAAGTCACTTCTCAGCCACACACTCATCGAATAGACGTAATGTCCCGGTGCTGTCAGCACCTGAACTATCCCCTGTGTGCCAATGGAGGAGTTCGACATGCAGGTTGCACGTTGGGTGCCCCATGGGTCGTCCTGTCCGGTGGTCATCGCTAAGTGTGGACCGACTGTCCAGGCACTGCGGCCAAAATCTTCGCTCCATCGCAGTAGATTTAGACCGGGATCCAGAAGCCCAAAGCTCACGCGCTTGCCCTCTTTTTGCGTGAAAAAAGATTCAATGGTCTGCATCTCGCTGTCCGATAGGCCATCAAAGTGAAAGGTAAAGGTAAGTCTCGACCCGAAGGAGTCAAAATATTTAACCTCACGCCCGTCGGACAGAATGTTGAACACGGTTCGGAAAGCTTGGCGCCGATGTAACGGAAATTGACTGATGGCGCCTGTGGACAATTGAGGAAAAAAAGACATTACCATGTCACTTCACCTCACGGATAATCAACTTCGCACTGCCCCCGAGAACAGAACGATATTCGGCAGACATCTCGTGCTGGTCGAACTGGCATTCCGAGTACACTTTTCCATCCCAAGGGTCAGTGAAGGAAAACGTTCCGAACTGGCCCTGTGCCTGTGCGTAAAAGGCTTCCATAGTCGTGAGATCTTCTTCATCTAAGTCGTGTAACTGGACAATCCATCGACGAATGAGATTGGAAAAATTTCTGAACCTTTGTTCAGAACCATCGGAAAACTCCAGAACCTCGGTGGAAAAGTGAATTCCACGTGCAGCCGGCCACTGCATGATTGCGCCACTCTTGAGCTTTGGAAATGAATTCATAAATCGCTTACCACATCGTTGAGGGAGTGCGAATGGAGCATCGCATCTCGTACGGCCCTCGCTATGTCTTCGCTGTGATCGAGAAAGCCTCGACTATCGATTGCATTCACCTGTACGGTGATATTATTCACACGATGTGACATTGATTGACTGCCGGTGGCTTCCGGTGTGGCGGGAACTACTGGGCCATCAAGTCCCAGGATAGGCCGGATCCGGTCTCCCATGCCGCGGTCTATGTTAAAAGAAAGGCTGTCAGATGACATGGCAGCTTCTGTGCGAAGTGGCGCAGGGAGACTAAAGCGCATTGGCTGCGGTGTTTCCTTGGCATCGCTCCTGTTGAAAAAACTGAACACTCGATTTACTAGGGGTACAAGACCGAAAGCTTTTGACAACAGGGTGTTGTGCCGCTGCCCACTGTGCCCGATGGTGCTTGAAAGCACATTAATAGTTTCGGTAAGGGCCGGAACACTTCTTGTCGTATTGCGCGGGGAGATTGGTGTGCGGATTGAGTTCAATGGATCGCTAAGCAGTCGGTCAAGGCCCTGAACAGTGTTATTCGAACCTAGGCCAAGCAATTGGTTTGCGGTTATACCAGAGGACTTGAAGACATCCTTTTCGCCCAGGACTATACGCTGAAACTCTTCCCGCTCGGGACTAGTCATTATGGTCTCGCTCCTTTTGTAATTCACGTTCAAAGATAGTGAAGGCCTCAGCCGATTTTGCTTGAATGGCCATCACATCAGGTTTCCCTCCCATCCGCCAGAGATGAAATTCTTCGAGCCAGCTAATGCTATCGCTTGTTATGTAGCTAACCGGGCACTCAGTGACGGATACATTGTTTCTGGTCCAGATGGTGCGAGTACTGTCGGATTCCAGGGGGAGGAACCCGCACCTTCGCTTCTTCTCCAAGCCTTGTTTCCGGCAGGTGTCGCACTTCCATGCGGCTTGATTTGCGTATTGAAAGTGGAAGGCGACTGTTAGTTTTTTTGTTCTTCCTCGCTCAGGAAGCACTCTTCGCGAATGCTTTCTGCAATCTCCCGGCAAAGGGCTTCGGGTCCTTTCTCGATGAGGAGTTCGCAGTCTGCCGGGTGGTTGTCAATCGACAGGTCAACAATGCGAAGCAGACCCCATTGAATGTAGATGGCTTCTATCGATGTCAGTACCTCTTTTGCGCGGAGTTGGTCTGCGAACTCATCGCTGGCGTTATGAAAGGTAAGGCTATGGCCTTCCTGTCGCACTTATTTCATACGCAACACCGGGAAACATGCGTGATTCTTTACGGATGGTGCTGTGATACATCATAAGCTGTTCCTATGCAAATGCAATGCGTATCTCGTCGTCTGAAGTGCCGTTTGCTTGGCTGAGACCGAAGGCCCATTCCACTCGTGGAGTTCGATCGTCAAATTCCGGTACCTCCGGAACCACGTTTGGCATATAGATCCCACATAACTGTCCGGGTAACTCGCCAAGCTGCAACATCACCGAAATCGGTTCCCGGTTGCGCGCAGCAGAGTAAAGGTCTTGGGTCGCCTCGTCGTCCTGCTCTAAGAGGCGAAAGCGCATACCAACTTCGCGTTCCCCAGCGGATAAGCAGCGTGGGCCATCAAGGCCGAACTCTCTCCGGTGCATATCGATGTTGTTCTTGACTGATACCTCGGCATCAGTGAGCGTGTAGAAACGTGATGATGTTGAGCCCATCCAGACCTGCCCAAGGTGACCGGGAATGATCTGATAGTCAATTTCCCCTAGGTTGGGTTCAGCGGGAAACTGTGCTAGCGATCCTATTCCAGCGCTAAAAGAAGCGCTATCGATCAGGTGCTTGGCCTCGCCATGAAATTCTAATTCATGAAAATCGCCATTAATCCTTATTTTCAAGAGATTCACGGCCGCTCCGGACAACATCCGTTGCACCGCAGTGGCTGGACTCCAGTAGTCGAACAGGGTGACGGAAGGTAATTGAGTCGCTGGACTGTATGTAATCGTTGGATTTAAAGGCGCACCCGGGCTAGGCGTGATGCTAAAAGGGGCATTCAATTCCACGGTCGTAGCGTTTAGAATCTGCTGAACAAAACGGAGTTCGGTCCCAAGGCTCACAGCTTGGCCAGCGGTCATTCCGTGGGGAGATCCCAGGGTCAGGGTCCTGCCGCTTATAGATGCCACCACCTTGTTGCTATCATATTGAGGTGTGGCCCCAAGGGCGGCTCGAAGCAGCGGTCCGCAGGGTGGCTCGGCGGATGTGTTCGCCCAGTTTGTGATATACGTCTCCAGGCGAAATTCCGTTTGGCTTCGGACACCTGTCGGTACGGCCATGCGAGAGCGGCTTCCGGTCTTGTCACGTCGTCGTACCGGCTGTTGTTCATTCTTGATCGCCAGTCGGATTGCGGGAATGCGATGTTGTTGGGTTATCGTAGCAGTGGTGCCGAATCCCGTTTCGAGCGCTGTGTAGAAGCGATTGTTATTGGATGAAATGTAGCAGGCCATGTAGAGTCCTTTACTTGCTAATCTGTACATCAAAAGTGGCTTTCGCAACTTGTAAGAAGTTCTTGCCACCTGTCTTTACGGGCCCAAAAGAAATCTGGTATCCACCAGTATAAAGTTGGCCCTCGCCCCAGTCCCCCCGAATTGCGTCGAGCGTCTCGGTTAGCGCATCCACATAATGTTGGAGAGTGCCTGATATGTTCTCAATGCGGTCATGTGTCACGCGCACCTCGATTGTAAGCGTTGCGGTTCCGGAGAAAGTTCGAAATTTTTCTCGGAGAGTGTTCGTCAGTTTCTCGCAGTAAATAAAGAACGCAGGATAGTGTATGCATCCTGACTTTTCAGCAATCTCTGAGGCGATTTGTAGACCTACAATTTGGTTATCCTGTAGCGGCGCGAGACTGCGCCCGGTGTGAGCAGTGACGGCGGCAAGTCCTGTTGCCAAGCCGGTCGGTGCGCGAAGAAGGTTCTCAAGTGTCTTTGTGGCGATCGCTGTCAGTTGTGCCATTAGATTAACCTCTTAAGAAGGTATTCGAGCGACGAAGGTAAGTGTCTGGGGACTGTCCTTTTGGCGGTACGTTGCCGGACATGATGCCAGTAAGCGGAAGGGACCAGCTGGCTGTCAATGGAAGCGGTGTTACGTTTTGTTTTGCGAGGTTGTCCAGACTTTTGCCAGCATAGACGTTCCACCATTTCGCATTGGAAGGGGCTCGTGGTGGCGCCACGGTGATTGAAGATGCTGGCGGAGTTGTCAATGAGGCTATTGGGCTTGCCTCGCTTTCGGTTCCCTCGGCTGTGAGCCAGGAGACACTAGCAAACCAAGTGGCTGCGTTCAGCGGTCCCGCTGTTTTAACAAGAGAAGGGGTTGCCGGTCGTCGTATTGGGGTATAGACAATGCCAACTCCAATTTCGAATAAGAGAGTCGCTGCCGAGTCGCTCAATCGACAGTATCGCTCTAGTTTGTGCTTGTAGCGTTCGTTGAGCTGCTGATGATAAGCGTCGAGATAGGTCAATGCTATCGAACGAAGGATGTGCCACCTTCGAAGGGCGTCGGTGTTGACAACTTGTTCGATTCCGATGTTGTTTGCGGCTGATACTCGCAGCAAAAAGCGCCGAAGTTCGAGTTCGAGTTCGGTAGCCGCGACAGCTCCTTTTGTCGTTAGGTCGAGCCGCTCCGTAGCGGCCGTATCGAGGAGGGAGCTTTCGTAGGACAAAAGATCGCTCGGGGTTGATGGAGTGCTATCTACAAAGAGTGCCATACTTGGGTCCTTCAACGTTTCCGGGTTCGGGGAGCGTCGGGTATGTGATTGGTAGTTGCTACGTCTGGTGAATCGGATCTGGGGACCGTTGTGTGCGCAGTAGGTCCTTGCCGCCGAAGCGAGAAGAAGTGTGCTTGGACTGTGGTGGCGAGCGACGCTTTGCCCTCTACGATCAGACAAGCGGCTGTGTGGCGGTTTACCTCAGAGAGGATTCCCGCTCGGCCCCCATCGCCTGTTGCTGCGCTGACTACTACTACGTCGTCGTGCTCAATGGTGTCCTCGAGTTGTTGTATCGCTTCGTAGTATTGACGTAAGTCCATGATTGCCCTTGTTGTAAAAGGTTTAAGCCGGACGGCTTTAGCCGTCCGGCTCGTGCCATTAGCTGCGGACCTGAACGCCGAAGTTATTACGAAGCACGGCAACGCCGTAGAGGCAGTCGACAGTGAACTGCTGTGCGAGCGTGTTGGGTTGGTAGCTCATCATTACGCGCATCCCGAAGTTGCCTAGTTCGGAGTATTCAGCGATAGCCCCCGTGCCCGGTAGAGGTTGCGGCAGTCGACGGACACAC